TTTTTTCATCTATGTTAATGCCTTCTGTCCAGCCAACGATGCGATTGGAATTGTGTTCCCTTAATGCTGGCTTTTTCTTCCGGCCGATTGAAACCCCGGATAAATCTATTGCCAGATTCCCCCAGAGCCAGTGGTTAAGCATAATCTTTCCGCTATGAGCAACCATGCTGAATTTCCGCTTCTTTGTTTTTTCTCCTTCCTGCGATGCTAGAATCTCAACAGGCACATCTTCTTCCTTGAACTTCAAAGCCGCTTTCGGTATCTTTTCGGTTTTATATGGCATGTTTATCCCCCTTTTTATTTATACTTTTTCCAATAACATTTCCGTTAAAGGCTCGGGCGCTGGCGTCGGCGATATCTTTGCCCGCTCGCCTAAAATGTTTCTTTCCTGTTTACACTTCTGACATCCCGATCATAAAATTCAATATTGGTTATGCTTGAGAAAGGAGTCGAATTGTAAGCATCGATTTGCTCTCCCCAAGAAGCATCAACGTCTCGAAGTTTACAGCTAAACACATCATGTTCTTCATTTACCTTTAACCCGAATGGGGCAGGGGTTAAACTCAATCGAGAACGAATAGTCAGTAAATACATTTCACTGCCAATAACTTTGAATCTATCGAAATCGTAAATCATCTGCGGAACAGCAGTCTGTTTTCTAAAACTCCAAGTTGCCCGATAGCCTTCTACGATAAATTCAAAAGCATTAAATCCTTCAACAAAATAAGCCGAACGTGATGTAAAATTCTTGTTAAATAAAATTATTCTGTTGTAGGTTTGAAGTTCAACCCCGGCAGAATGAACTCTGCTCAAACGATACTGAATATTTAATAAAATTATAGGAACAATCGGCATAACAAATCCTCTATAGTGGTATAAGTTCACGACCTTTGGGATAAAGAATAATCGTTCCCTTTCCAGCGTCTACAACCAAATGAGTCGTTAGAGAAGTATAAGAAAAATAAAAATCCACTGATCCTCTAAAAATGTGTACTCCGTTTCCAAACTTGATCGTAAAAGTTGCATTCGGAAAAGCATCCTTGTAAATATCGAATTTTCCGCCAATCCACATTTCTGCATTATTGGTAGCACAATCAAATTCGGCAGTATTAACCGAAGTTTCATCACACAAAATAGTTAATTTCCCTAAAAAATAATGTCTTGCACTTCCGTCTAATCTAAAGATCTGGCCGTCGTTATTGTATTCAATTTCAACCTCGCAATTAGATTCGTAATTTCTCGGATTTAATACCGCCAGAGCGTCTTGTAAGCTGAACAGCCAATACCTGATTGAAATAGTTCCTGTGGCAGGCATAACGCTGGTATTCCTATAACCATATCTAAATCTTCCATTGCCGTTTATTGTTCCAGTAAATACATCGAATCCTGCATCAGGCCCGTCTAAATCGATCCTTTTCCCGGAAGCAATAGTTATTGTTCCAGTGACGCTGATTTTCTGGGATATATTGGCAACGGTCAGTCTTATTCCTGAGAATGTATAGCTTCCAGTCACACTGAAATTTTGATATGACGCCGATCCCACTTGATTCAACTGATATGTTTTAGCTATCCCGGAAAACAAACAGGTTAGGTCTATGCCTGATCCAGTACCGATTGCAAACGTGCCTCCCGTACTTTCCCAGTTACCCTTAAATTCCAATACGTAGCCACCGCCACCAGTTCCCCCGAAATAACCTGCCTCTTGTAAAAAATCGCCATTAATTATTCCGCCTTGTTCAAAGATAAAAAATTTACTTGATGCCGTTGACTCAAAGGTTAAATTCCTACATTCAAAAGCCGGAGTAAACCATATAAGGGCATTGCCGTTAGCATCAAAATAAACATCATCGATTGCGGTTGGAATGCCCGCACCGCCAGCGCCGCCGCTTGTTAAGGCCCAATTATTATCATCGTGCCAATATTGATTTGTGCCTACCCAGTATTTATTCATATTACTTCCTTAAAATTAACTCTAGTTGCAAGCTGACTGTCTGCGCACTGGCAAAACTAATCCGCAGATAAACTTCTTTACCGGCTTCATTATTAAATAACGAGAAGCCGCTAAACTCCGATACCCTCACCAGTCCTGCGTCAATCGGGTGAGCCCCAATAATATCTTCGGCAATCATTGTGTTGGCTATTGTTTGCAATCTGATAAATTCCAAGCCATCTAAAATCAAAGCTAAATCATTAGGATTAAAATCGGTGTGATCGTCTGGCGTAATGTTCTCATCCGCTCCCGTTGTAGCCACTTCCAGTTCGGTATAAACCAGCTTAGCGGCCGTTCTGTAGAATGCGTCTTCGCCTTTTTTGGCGATCTTATTGTAAAAGGTGTAGGTTGCCCACGCTTCAAACGGCGCTCCTGGGTCTTCGTCTATGTATAATCTGGCTCTTAGTATTTCTTTCACGCAGTCAAGCGAAATCACGATATCTTCTTGAGCGCTGTTATTAAAATCGATGTCAAAGATTAAAGCTCCGGCAGTTTTTGCTTTTGCCCGCACAATATCCAGTTTTGCCGTAGTTGGATTAAATTTCATCGACATATCAAGTCCTTGCTATTGTGGCGATTTCGTCATCAGAATTATAAGCCAAAGTCAAGACTGCAACCGTGGTGCCGCCAGCCCCACCAGTTTTATAAGTCACGGTTTCGATTTCTCCCTGGCCATCGCCGGAAGATACATACGTCAAAGCGATATAATCGTAAGCCGGGATTTCAAAGCCGATTAACTTTCTCAACTCAGTTAAAACAGCGCTGTCGCTTCCGCCCCCGACATAAACATTCCCAGCCCGATAAAATTTCTCGCCATCTTCCGTTACCAGCCTGACCGGTATCGCTTCTTTAGGCTTTATGTTTTTAATAAGGCTCTTAAAAATAGTTGTCTTGACCTGCTTAAAAATACTCTCGTTCGAATCTTTGGCGAATTTGAACAATTTTCTGAAATCAAACTCTTTATACCAGAGAGGCTTTTTGATGCTTACTTCCCCAGGGTGTTTTTCGGGTTTTATCTCTTTTAAATTAGATACCCTTATCTCCTTAGGGTGTTCGTGTTTGAAATCTTCTGTATTGGATATTCTTACCTCTCCGGCAGGGGGCGGGAAATTGCTGACAAACACCTTAAACTCTTTGCTAAATACTTGCTGGTATTTGTCCAATGTTTCTGCCAATCCGCGTATCTCATCCTTGATATCTTTAAATGCCTTGGAGTCTGACTGTCCTTCTTTTATCAACACATAAACCTTGCTGATGATACTGACGATGTCTTTCTGCCTATCCAAAGACTGAAGCAGAAAAATATTCCTCTCCAAATTATCGTCCTGTGTTTCGGTGCCTAATAATTTGCTTATTTTGTTTCTTTCTAAGAGGGCGTCTTTCTTATCCATTGATCAAAACCTTTTCGAGTTTGGTTTTTATATTAGTCAGTTCCTTTTTTAAGATGCCGTTGTCATTCCCCATCTTCGCAAGATCACCGCTCAATTTTTCGTTCTTCCTCGTAACTTCTTCGGCGTCTTTCAATATCTCTCGAATATCTTCTGCTTGCTTGGCTTCTTCTTTTTTCTCTTCTTCATCTTCTGCGGGAGTTTTTGAGTTGGTGGTTGTTTCCGGAAGATCAAGCTCTTTCCGTTTCTGTTCTTCTCTTGCCCTTTGCTCTAAAATCTCTTCCCAGTCCTTGCCTTGTCCAGCTGCTTCGTCAGCCAAACTTGAAATGTTTCCTGCGATAGCCTCTTTAGATGCCTTAACCTCTTTAAGCGGATCCACCCAGGACCAGCCAGGAGCTATCCATCTCGCCCTAACCCAATCAAGCCGCTTCTCATAAAAATTATTAGCCTTCAGTTCTCCTTTTAAATAAGCCTCTTCCAAAAGCATCTCCCAAACAGGCTGACAGAGTTTCTGAGCTATCCATTCCTGCCTGACCTTAAAATATCTTCTGGCCTCTAATAACGCGGCTCTTGCGCTTGAATAATTTGTCTTTGAAAAGTCTTTTGCAACTAACTCATAAGGAAGGCCCAGTGCCGCAGATATTGCCTTTAAGATCCTGTCGACAAACGGCTCGAATGTCGCGCTTGGCCTCTGCGGATTGAATGACGTGATAGATTCACCCGGCATAAGGTGTTTAATCATCCCCGGTTCTAAAGATTCAAGCATCTGCCCAGCTGCATTCTTCTCATATGCAGAATTAACTGCTACATCCATCGATGACTCGGAAGTTATGAAAAGCGAGAAGCATGCCGAAATACGTGCGGCAACAAGTTCTGCCTCGGCATACTCGGCCAAATCTTTGAAATAAGTCAATACGGGAGCAAAGAAGGGGACACCTCTGGTCTGACCGGCCCGTGAAACATAATACAAATGAAAAATATTTTTTCTGCCATATTCGCCTTTAGCCTGAATCTCTACGTATTGTCTTGCTTCTTCTCTAGTCCTATGGTTGATATCTCCAGGATGTGTCTTTTGAATGAAATAAGAAATCGGCTCGCCCTTTTCGCCAATCTTTACGCCAGACCTGATTGATTTATCGCTTCTCTTATCGGATGGCGTGTTAAGCCTGTCCGACTCTATCAACTGCAGGGCCAATGAATACGGCCTGCCTTTATCTTTCAACATCAATGGAACTATTATCGCCTCGCCGTTTTCAAGGATCTGTCTATCCACCAGCTGTTGAATTTCGTAGAAGTCCATACGTTCTCCTGCATCGGCATACGGCGACCAACGTTTCCATATTCTCTCGGTTTTTTTCTGGAAGTTCTTTGCCGACTTCTCGCTTATGCCAAGGGAATCCTTATCCATCCTGCACTGAGGCCTGATGCCCGTTCCAATGACATTCGTGGTCATAGTAGAAGTAATCCCGGAAGCGTGGGCGTCATTTCTATTTAGATCACGGCTACGTTCCCGAATATCAGCTAACTCAGGAAGCAAATCCTGATCTGCCGAACCCCCTCCGGGAAGCCAAGAAGAACGCAGGCGATCCCTGCTCGCTCCTTTGTAAGAGCCGAACTTATGCGAAACATTAATTGCCTCCCGATACATCCTTCGTTTAAACCCAGCCTTAGGGGAGAAAAACGAAATGACGTTGTCTATCCCGGACGACAACTTTTCTGAGATTTTCTTTTTATTTTTCATGATGGATTATCGAACGTTGCGTATGTTGTAGTGTCCTTCGATCCTGCGATTTCCTTCCGCAATTGATCACGTAGCTTTATTAACTCGCTAATACTTATATATTGAAGATTTCTTCCGCCGATAGAGTAGGACTGCACAGCACCGCCTGTCATTCTTGCGTTTATGGCAGTTTCAAGATTATCAAGCATTTCTTGTTTTGTAGGCGCCACGTAAAACTCCTTTTCGATTCCCAATAAAAAAACCCGAAACCGCCCGTGCACGGTTATCGGGTTTTTATTAACTATTGGGTGCGCTTGAGGTGGCCAAACCCCTTGCGCAAAGTTCTATAACTCTATATTACTCGCAATATATATATTTTTCAATATAGTCGTTACTACAAAATAGTAAAAATAAAAAACCCACTAATAAGCTAGTGGGTATATTTATAAAAACAAAAAATATATTGGATTAGTCTACTTGGTGTGCAGTCAAAAAGAGGGCTTTTTCTAGAGCGTTGAAAAAATCTTGATATAGCTCTGGAGCGTCAATGGGCTTTATTCCAAACTACCTCCGATCCCGGCCCCATACTTTCAGATGAAATTTTACCGAATGCGGGCTACCTTTAAAACTAAAAGCGCCTCCCAAAAAGAGGCGCTTTTAAGAAACTTGATAAATACTTAACCTTGTTTAAAACCTGTAATTCGCACTAACTGTGAAGGCGGTCTCATCAATAAATCTACCTTCTACACCAATGGAAAGATTTTTGGTAGGAAGAAAATCACAGCCAACGAAGATGCCAACTACGCCATCGCTATTTATATCGTCTGTTGTGTAAGTTGTGCCTGAAATTGTAGCTTGCATCGATGCTTCAACATCAGTATATTTAATTCCACCATATGGAACAAATTGTCCTATTTCCTTAGATATTCCTAAAGCTACCTGCCATTCTTTATATTCAATACTAGCTTCTGATATACCTACATCGCCTGGCGAAAAACTAACACCATTAAGTGTAATTTTATCAATATCTGGTTCTGTTTGGCGATATCGACCGTCCAAACCAACTCTGATGCCATTCTCAAACTCATGAAGAAAAACAGTTGCTCCTATTCCCCAGGCAAATGCACTTTTCGTCTCATAGTTTAAATCCACTCCACTATATTTTTCGGAAAATTCTCCATTAGCGGCACCTAATAAAACATATGGTTCTACTCTATCTGCAAGAACATAGGATATCTTGCCCGCATACCAATTAAGGTTCTCTACAGTCACATCCTCGTCAGAAACATCTAAATCTCTTTCGGTAACAAAATCTAATTCAGTTCCGACTTTGAAAGGTGTATCGCCTTCTTCCAGTATTGGTTTGGCAGGATTTCCTATAGGCGCTGCATTAGCCACAGAGTAAGCACTCAAAAATATCGTTACTAATCCAAGTAACCATAACTTTTTCATTTCTCACCTCACATTTTTTTGGTTAAAACTAAAACGAATTATCTTTACTCTTTATTAGGATAGGATGACCTTCTACCTCCTTTCTATCCAAAGTTTAAAAAGCAACTCTTCTTTTTATTGTTTATAATTATTACTATTTTATACCCCCCCCCCAGTTTTGTCAAGTTTTTTTGCGGCCAGCAAATCAAGGCAAACATCTATCCAAACTAAACACCCTCAGCCTCCACGCTCTTAAAATTCTTCCCACACTTCCTACAGACATGATACCTGACCGGCAGATGACTCGAATAACATTTTACGTTTTTACTTCTGCATCTCGGACACCGCAGGGGAATAAAAGTAACACCATAATCTTGACTGTTGTTTGCAGGTCTGCCGGGTGATTTTCTTTCAAAATTATTGCTGTTGTCATTTCTTAACCAATTGCTTTTTCTTTCAAGCCATTTTCCCATTTAAAGCCAGTTTCCTTCACGTTTTTTTATCCAATTTCCTCGACTGGTATCTTGGGCGACTATGCGCTGATGTATTTTAACTGATTCGTCTTTTCTGATATTTAACGCCCGGATAATATCCGCCGCCGCAACCGCATATACCTCAGCATCAAGATAATGATTTGCGACTGCGGCTCTTTTCTTCTGCCAGACTTCTTTAGCCTTGCCGGTGTTTCTGTTTCTAACTAAAACCTTATGTTCTGAGGTAAACTGATTTAAATATTCCTCAGTTGGGTTTTTGAAGATATGCCACTTGCAGGGATCCTTAGTAGTCACCAAGCGGGTAATCTTGTCTTTGTACTGACTGACATTTAAATTCCATAAGACTAAACCGCTTTTGATAACACTGCCGGTTCTTGAGTTAATGTCGATTTTTGACGCACGATAGAAGCGGCCGCCTGTGATTTCTTCCTGACCTTTAATAGCTTTTGTTTTATCCCGCCACTGACGGCAGAATCTATACACCTCATCAGTGCGATATCCTGAGTCAATACAGCTCATGTATACCGGCAAAGTCTCATTGTCTGATAACCGTTTGTATTCCGTATTAAAAAGAACATCCACAATATCTTCCCAGTACTCAACACGATCCGCTCTGATAAGCCATGACTCTTCATAATATCCCCATCCGCGGATCGCATAATAAAAATGGTCTTTCTGCACATCAATGCCGGCTGTTAACACAATCACATCATCAGGCACAAGCCCTTCGTCATAATCGCAGGATAAAATCTTGATCTTATCAACTGTAGTTTCCTCGATTTTTTCTTCCCAGACTTCGGCAAGCCATGAGTTAACAAAATTCATTAAAAGTTCAATATAATCTTTTGACTTTAAAAACTCACTTGCTATATCACTCCAAGTAAGCCAGGGGGAATAGAGGGAGTTAATCCAATAACCCTGGTGCTTGCTTTTAATTACATTTCCCGAAACTTCTCCGTAATCATCAATCTCCGCATCATGCGGAACCCATTTTCCCTGCAACAGAATTTTGTTTTTCTGATAATCTTTTATCTGCTTACTGCAGTGGCAACACTCATACCATGCAAGCCTCTCATTCTTAATGCGTTCTGCAGACTTTTCTTTTTTAGGCCACTTAATCTGACCGAACACTAAAACCTGATATTTACCACAATGAGGACAAGGGACGTAGAAGCGTCTTTTGTCTGACTTTTCATATTCCCTAAAAATATATCCGTCTCTTATTGTCGGCGTGGATACTTTGATAGTTTTTTTATTCCAAAAAGTCTTTTGACGTTCACTTGCTAACTTAATCGGATCAGCTTCACGGCCTGAAAACTTAGGATATTTATCAATCTCATCTAAGAAGAGATATCGGATAGGCCGAGAGGCTAGATCCGCCGGTGAGTTTGATCCGGCAAAATATAAAATCATTCTATCCAAACGATATTCCAGGCGTGTTATATCATCTGAAAGCTTCGGCAGGTGTTTCTGCAGAGCATGAGAGCCTTCAATCATAGGCAGAACCCGGTTGCAGGAAACGCTTCTTGCGTCGCTCTCACGAGGCAGAACCACAAGCGTCGGACCCGGATCCTGATCAATAATAAAACCCAGCATATTAAACATAGCCTCTGTTTTGCCGACCTGCGAAGCGGCCATAACAGTTACTTCCTCAACATATGGGTCGGTGAAGGCATCCATAACGCCTCTCATATAGGGAGTTCTGCTTGTTTTCCACCGGCCCGGCTCAGCTGAAGTAACCGGATTAAGCACACGATAACGATCAGCCCACTGGCTGACTGTTATCTTTTCCGGCCGTTTCCACGCTTGCCTCTCTTGATGTAGCCAAATTTCCCTGTCCTGTTTCTTTGTGAGCATTTCTTTCTCCTGCAAACTCATCAATGATTTCACTTATCGCCTCATACAACTCAACTTCAATCTCCCTGGGTTCTTTCATTGCCAGAAGCGGAGCAAGCCTTGTCGGCAGGGCAAGAAAAGCCCGCTTAACCGCAATGATCCTTGCAATTCTTCCTTTTTCAACCTCGTCCCGTGGCAGAAGCTCTCCTGTGACTCTTTTAAGTTCCAGCTCAAGCAAAGATGCTTTATATTTCCTAAGCTTGATCTCCCAATAAATCTTGCCTTCGATTTCTTCATCTGCATTGCCGGTTCTTCCGTCATACCATTTTTTGATTTCTTCCAAATCGTAAAATCCGTCTTTCGTAACAGGCATGCCGTCGCGCTTCCATCTGTAGACCGTGCGCCAATTAACTTCCATGATTTTGGCGACTTCCTCAATTGTCTTTACAACAGTGTCCCCAAGCGGTTCAGCTTCAAA